TGATTGTTACCGCCTTTTCTTTTCGCTTGCTGATTGTTATTTGTCCTGCAATGTTTCAACGCCCGTTAAACCGATGTACAAGTTTGTGGGGTAACATTCGCAAAAGGTTTTGAACCGACCGATTAAGTTTTCGGCGGCGATAAAGTCGTATGCTTGATTTTTGCAAGCGACTTCTTTTGCAAACTTGTTGCGTGTATCACGGTTAAACACGATTTGATTTTCCAGCATATCGGCAAGCGTTTGCATACTTTCGGCAACGCTTTCAAGGTTTGTGCGAATTTCGGGCGCATTTGCAGCCAAAAACTCAATGTGTTTCTTACTTTGCAATACCAAGTTTTGCATTGCGTTTAACACTTTCTGATTTTCAAAAATTAAATCTGTTGTTTTCATTTTTATAAAGTATTTAATTGTTTAACACGCTGCAAAGTTAAACAATTTATTTCACCTGCAAGCGGTTGGCGTGTTATTTTGTGTTAAATTATTCTTTTAACTTTGTTTAACAGTGTTCCACGTGAAACATTTTATTTCGTGCATCGGTGTGGCAGTGTTCCACGTGAAACAATTTCACGGGCGCACACGCATAACAAAAACCGTGCCAAACTTGTGCAAAAGATGTT